CGCACCAGCAAAAAACTAGAGGCCGCAGCCCGTTATTGGGCGCAAGGCGGCGTTATAGACGAGCGGGAGGCTGATCTAAAGGCATTAGGCATGTCTGACGATCAGCTTGCTGCAGTGAAGCTGGAATCTGTCGACAAAGACTGCGAAGTCTGGGAAGAAAACTGGAGCACAGTTCAGATGTTCTTGCGTATTCAGACGCAATGGCGTGTGAGCATGGGAGGCCCAGTGGGACTCGACTATGCATCACTGAATTGGCTTTGTACACTGTATCCAGTGGAAGATCAGCAGCTTCTTTTTGAAGGCTTGCAGATCATGGAGTTCACCGCTCTCACCTGCTTTAGCAAGAAGAACTAATGGCCGCTGTCACTACCGAGCTGAAGGTTCTTGTCAAAGCCGTAGGCAAGGGTGAAGTCGACAAGCTGTCGAAATCGCTGAATGATCTTGGCTCAAAGGCTGCAGCGCCTGCCAATCGTCAGTTTCGTGAGCTGTCTGTTGAGCTGAAAAAGATTCAGCGTAATAGCACGCAAAGTATTGCCAATCTGCGTGGCTACAGAAATGCATGGCGTGATATTTCTGAGCAGGTAAAGATTGGCAGTCGTGAATTCAAGATCGCAACTGAGAATGCAAGGCGTCTTGACGCACAACTGCAGAAGGCCCAAAGCAGGCGTGCTCCGCAAGGATTTTTAGGCCGTATTGGTGGTGTCAGGGGCGCTGCTAAGACTGCTGGTGCGGTCGCTGCGGCTGGTGTTTTTGGCGGTCCTGAGGGTGCGATTGGTGCTGGCATTGGTGCCTTAGGCGGCCCTGGCGGGGCACTCGTTGGTGGTGCAATTGGCGCACAGGTTGGCGGGATTAGGCAAGCACTAGGAGCGACTGCTGAGTATTCAGCAAACCTTGACAAGCTGCGTATTGCCCTGAAAGGTGTCACCACTAGTTCAGAGGAATATCAGCAAGGACTCAGCTTTGTCCAAGAAAGCACTGAGCGTTTTGCGATCCCGCAAGAAATCCTCACGCGGCAGTTCACGAAGCTGCAAGCCTCTGTACAGGGCGCAGGCGGCAATCTCGATGACACTAAGACTGCTTTCAATGGCATCGTCGCTGCTGTTAGAGCAACAGGTGGATCACTTGCTGATGTAGATGCAGCGCTGACAGCTACTGCTCAGGTCTTTAGTAAAGGCAAGGTATCTGCAGAAGAACTACGTCAGCAGATTGGTGAGCGTTTGCCTGGTGCATTTACGCTGTTTGCTGAGTCGATGGGGCTCACCCCTGCAGAGCTTGATAAGGCTTTAGAGCAGGGCAAGGTCAGCCTGCAAGACTTCCAAGGCTTCGCCAAGGCAATCTTCGAGCGTTACGGCAAGAACGCTGAACAGATTGCCAAGAGTCCTAAGGCTGCTGGTGATCAACTGCAAGTGCAATTGCAACAACTGCAAGAAAGTGTTGGCCGTTTGTTGCAACCGATTGGTGCATTTTTCCAGAAGACCTTCGGGGCAATTGTTCGTGACATTACTAGAGCGACAAATGCTCTTGCTCGCTTCTTGAACTTGTCGTTTGACCCAGACAAGCTGGCAAAAGCAGAAGCAGCGGTTGCAAGAGAAACTGCACTTATCGCAGGCCTTCGTGAAGGTCCAACCAGAAGACGTGCAGAGGCAAGGCTTCGAAAAGCACGCCAAGCTGTTGCCACACAAGAGCGACTGAGAGATGCATCTGCAGTTGATGTACAACAACCTGCAGCAGCGGGGGGTTTCTCTGCTCTCGATCTTGAAGGCGGTGGCACTGATGGTGGTCGGACGCCAGCTGATACAAGTGAACGGATGGTTGATTTGCAGGAACGACTAGGTGATGCATTGCAAGCACAAAACTTAGAGTTGGTTGCTCAGACGGAATATTTGATCAGAAATGAAGGTATTGCTCTTAAGTTTGAGGAGGGCAAGATTACAGCTACTAAGCGAGATGCAGAGTTGCAAAAGAGCCGTAACAGGTTGATTAAAGATGGCATCAGGCTCAGGAAGCAAGCAAAGAACGCTGAGACTGACCTCAAAGAAGAGACAGAAAGCGTAAATGATCAATTTAAAAAAATTGGAAAAACAATTAAGGCCAGCGTTGTCGATGGACTAACAGCTGCGATTACAGGGGCACAAAGCCTCGGCGATGCATTGGGTAATATCCTGCGGCAAGCGGGCCAACTATTTGTCAGCTTTGGCCTCAAGCAAATTTTTCCGTTCCTTAATGCAAACGGGAACGTGTATGACCAATCAGGTTTTGTTCCTTTCGCCAAAGGTGGTGTAGTCGACAAGCCAACCTTGTTCCCCTTCGCCAAGGGTATTGGCCTCATGGGCGAGGCTGGCCCTGAAGCGATTATGCCTTTGCGCCGTGGTCCCTCAGGTCGCCTCGGTGTTGAGGCATCAGGTGGTGGTGTCGGTAACGTAGTGGTGAACGTTGATGCTTCAGGTACTGCTGTGCAAGGCGATTCCAATCAAGCTGATCAACTCGGCAAGGCAATTGGAGCTGCTGTACAGGCTGAGTTGCTGAAGCAGAAGCGTCCTGGCGGCATGTTGGCAGGTGTCTGATGGCAACATTTAACGACGCGACTGTTGGCACAAGCACGGGCGGGACAACGCCTGACTTTGGTGCTGTTCGCCGCTCTGCTCCAAAGATTCGCAAGGTGCAGTACGGCGATGGATTTGAAACCCGCTTGACCTACGGCCTGAACCAAAATCCCCGTGTTTGGCAGTTGAAGTGGACTGCAAAAGACAGCACTGATGCGGATGCCATTGAGGCATTCTTTGATGCACGAGCTGCAGACAATGCTGCGTTTGATTGGAGTCCGCTTGATGACACTGATACCTATAAGTGGGTAGTCGACAGCTGGCAGCGCACGCATCGCTATGCCAACGTCAACGAGATCACTGCAACTTTCCGCGAAGTATTTGAACCGTAATGGCAGTAGCTGCTTGGGCCGCTAGTACCGCTTTCTCTGTTGGTGATATCCGCAGAGCGACAACAGAACAGGCTTCTGGCCTGTGGTTTCGTTGTACTACTGCTGGCACCTCAGGAAGCGGTGAGCCAAGTTGGCCGACTGATATTGGTAGCACGATCACAGACAACACTTGTGTCTGGACTGCAATTAGCAGCGTCTATGAGGACGTTTCTGCTTTGGCCCCCAGCGCAATCATTGAGCTGTTTGAGGTCCAGCTAGACAGCACATTGCATGGCAGCTCTGATGTGTATCGGTTTCATGCAGGAAGCAATGCGGATGTGACAGGCAACATTGTCTGGGATGGCAATGCCTACACGCGAATGCCAGTTAAGGCTGATGGGTTTGAGATGAGTTCTACAGGCTCGCTACCTCAGCCAACGCTTACAATTGCCAACCTCGACGGCAACATGACGACCGTCTTGGCTCTTGTTAATCAAACAACTGCAGGCAACGATTTGACAGGTGCAACTGTCAAGCGCATTCGCACTTTGAAGCGCTACATCGATGGTGAAAGCAGTGCTGACCCAAACGCTAAATTCCCTGATGAGATTTGGCGTATCTCTCGTAAAGCCACAGAGAATCGCGATTTTGTGTCATTTGAGTTGTCTAGTGCTTTCGATTTGGCAGGACAAAAAATCCCGAAACGTCAGATTGTTGCCAACACCTGCCAGTGGATTTATCGCAGTGCTGAATGTGGATATTCAGGCAGCAACTACTTTGATGTGAATGGCAACACAGTAAGCACGTTGGCAGAAGATGTATGCGGCAAGCGTATTGCATCATGCAAGCTACGGTTTGGAGAGAACGGTGAGCTGCCGTTTGGTTCGTTCCCAGGCGCAGGACTAATTCGATGAAGCTGACTGAGTCGTTAAAACAGCAGATACTCGAACACGCGACTCATGACTCACCTATTGAATGTTGTGGCCTGATTGCTGTAGTGAAAGGCCGCAGGCGTTACTTCTGGTGTCAGAACATTGCTGATACACCTGACGAGCATTTCGTGCTTGATGGTTGGGATGAGGTTGAAGAACAAGGTGAGATTGTCGCCATCGTGCATAGCCATCCAAAGACCAACCCAGCTCCTTCTGTCGCTGATCGTGTGGCTTGTGAAAAGTCGGGTCTGCCTTGGTTTATCGTCAACCCAAACACAAGAGAGTGGGGTTACTGCGAGCCAGAAGGCTTTGAGTTGCCTTATGTAGGACGTGAGTTTGTGCATGGGGTGGTTGATTGCTATGCACTGTGCCGTGACTGGTATCAAAGAGAGTGGGGTCTTGAACTTAAGGACTACCCACGCCGTGATAACTGGTGGCATCAGGGGCAAAACCTGTACCTAGAAAATTTTCAGAAGGAGGGCTTCCACAAGATCCCCATTGAGGAGCTGCAGCGTGGTGATGCCTTGTTGATGAATTTGCAGTCACCTGTCCCGAATCATGCGGCGATTTATCTGGGTGAGCAGCAGATTCTGCATCATGTACAAGGCAGGCTGAGTAGTCGTGATGTTTACTTCGCTGACGGAGGGTACTATGGCAAAAGTACAGCCTGTGCTTTGAGGCATGAAGACCATCAAAGTTTACGGGGAGCTTCGTAAACGACTCGGTCAATGCCGTTTCGAGTTTGATGTGGCTACTCCTGCACAAGCCATCAAAGCTCTGTGCGTCAATTTTCCAGGTCTAGATAAGTGGCTTATTGACAGCGAGCAAGATGGGATTGGCTATCGAGTCAAGATTGGCAAGGAACAGGTCACTGACGATTGCGCTGACCTGCTTGCTATGCCATGGAGCGAGCGTGAAGTTTTTAGTATCACACCTGTAGTTGCTGGATCAGGTGGTGTTGGCCGAGCAATTTTTGGTGCCTTGTTGGTCACAGCATCTATTTTTGTTCCCGCGATAGGCCCAACTGCCGCGACTATTTTTGGTACGACGTTTGGAGCGGTAAGTCTTGGCGTTGGAGCTATTGGTGCTGGCTTGGTTCTGACTGGTGTTGCTGACATCATTTCACCAATGAATGGGCCTGGTCTTGAGGCAAGTAAAGAGGCTGCAAAACTACAGAACATGAGCTTTAGTGGCGTTGTAAATACAGCTCGCCAAGGACTTCCTGTCCCCATAGCCTATGGGCGTGTCTTTGTTGGATCAGCAGTAATCAGCAGTGGTTTTGATGTTGATCACACTCCAAATTCAGAACCTCTAAATCCAATCACCCTGTTCCTTTCAAACAAAGCAGGATAATGCTCGACCCAATCAGAATCCAAGGCGCTGGCGGCGGCGGTGGTGGTAAAGGTGGCGGTCGTTCATCGCGCACACCAATCGAGGCTGATGACACTCTGCAGTCAGAACAGTTTGCAAACGTTCTTGACTTGCTTTGTGAGGGCGAGATAGAAGGACTGGACGATGGCGGCAGAAGTATTTTTCTTGATGACACTCCTGTTCAAAACGCTGACGGGAGTTTTAATTTTCAAAATTTTGCAATTGTTACCAGAAATGGCACGCAAGGTCAGTCATATATTCCTGCCCCAGCAGGGGCTGGCAACATTGAGTCAGAGCAAGGCGTTGGCGTAAAGGTTGAAAACGGCACTCCAATTACACGTCAAATTACTGACACTGATGTTGATCGTGCAAGAGTCACAATCAACGTACCTGCGCTACAAATAATTACTGACGAGGGAGACATATTAGGTCACTCAGTATCTTTGCGCATTGATATTCAATACAACGGCGGGGGATACAACACTTATTTGTTTGACACAATTAGCGGCAAAAGCAGCAGCTTATATCAGAGGGATTACATCATAAATTTTGATGGTGCTTTCCCTGTAGATATCAGAGTCATTAGAACAAGCGCAAACGAAACTAGCAGCAAAAAATCAAGCGATATTTTTTGGAGTGCATATACAGAAATACAAGATGAAAAGCTGCGTTACCCAAACAGCGCATTGATGGGAATGCGCTTTAGCGCAAAGCAGTTCAGCAGTGTGCCTACTCGTAAGTATTTAATACGCGGGATGAAGGTAAAGATCCCGAGCAATGCGACTGTAGATACGACAACACATCTTGGAAGGATTACCTATTCGGGAACTTGGGACGGCACCTTTCAAGCTGCGACTTGGACTAATGATCCTGCGTGGTGCTTGTATGACCTGTTAATTGATCAGCGTCGTTATGGGGTTGGTGTAGATGAGAGCACGCTTGACAAGTTTGACTTCTTTTCTGTGTCCCAATACTGTAATAGTCTCGTTGATGACGGCAAAGGCGGGCAAGAACCACGATTTAGCCTCAACATCCTGATTAACAGTAGAGATGAGGTCTATAACGTCATTCAACAGCTAACAAGCGTTTTTCGTGGCATTGCCTACTACGGAGCAGGATCGCTTGTGCTGAGGCAAGACAAGCCTACTGATGCTCAGTACCTGCTTGGCCCTGCAAACGTTATTGATGGCGTGTTTGCATATTCAGGTACAGCAGAAAAGACAAGGCACACTTGCGCAACTGTTGGCTGGCAAAGCTACGAGAATCTTGGTGAGGTTGAATATGAATATGTTGAAGATGCTGAGGCAGTAGCCAAATACGGGATCATCAACAAGGACATCCGTGCTCTTGGTTGTTACTCACAAGGACAAGCACATCGGCTCGGCAAATGGACGCTCCTTAGCGAAAGAAACATCACTGAGAGCTGCACTTTCTCAGTTGGAATTGACAGCGGGATTGTGCTTACGCCAGGCATGGTGGTTGACATTGCTGATCCATTGCGTGGAGGCACAAGGCGCAGTGGCCGAGTGAGTTCTGCAACGACAACTGTCATCACAGTCGACAGTGATACCGATCTCTCAGTCAATTTGGCTAATACACCGACTATCTCGGTGATGATGCCAACTGGCTTGGTTGAGACAAAGACTATTGACAGTATTTCAGGCACTGCAATTACCGTCTCAGATGCTTTCAGCGAAGCACCTAACGCTGCTGCTGTTTGGTTGATTCAGACAACTGACATTCAGTCACAGCAATTCCGTGTTGTTTCTGTTGCTGACAACAACGACGGCACTGTTGGTGTTACTGCTCTTGCCTACAACGAGTCGATATACAACGCTGTTGAGCAGGATGTTGAGCTTACTGCACGACAAATAACCAACCTGTCAGGCACTCCTGCAGCCCCAGAAGGTCTGAGCGGTACTGAGTTTCTTTATCAAGAGGGCCAGACAGTTCACACTGGTTTTGACCTGAGCTGGAGTCATGCCCGTCTGAACGTCAATGAGTTTGAGGTCAAGTACAGGATTGATAATGACAACTTCGAACAAATAACTACTGCCGCACCTTCTGTCACTTTGCGTGCTTTGCGTGCAGGCACTTTGACGGTGCAAATTATCGCTAAAAACTACCTTGGCAAGCAAAGCGGCACAGCATCGGCAACGTTCACGCTGCTTGGCAAGACAGCAGTGCCTGCTGATGTGCAAAACCTGTCGATTGAACCGATCAGCGCCAACAGTGCTCGCCTGCGCTGGGATCAGACTGTTGACCTTGACGTGAAGGTGAACGGCCTTGTTCATATCAAGCACAGCAACCTGACTGACGGGACAGCGACTTGGCCTAACTCTGTTGACTTGATCCCTGCTGTTGCGGGTAACTCGACCGAGGCCATTGTTCCTCTAGTGGCTGGCGAGATATTTGCCAAGTTTGAGGACGATCTAGGCAACAAGAGCACGAACGCAACCAGCGTCATCATGCAGTTCCCAGACACTCTGGGAAGACTTGCAATTCAAACTCGTAGAGAAGATCTTGATAGCCCACCTTTCCAAGGAACTAAGACCGATTGCTTCTATGACGAGGGCTTAGACGCGCTAATTATCGACGGTGACGAAGAGTTAGATGATCAAACGGATTTTGATCAGATCAGCTCTCTTGACACGCTTGGAGACATTTTGTCTTCTGCTGAGTATCAGTTTGTCAATACGTTAGATCTTGGCTCACGCTTCTCGCTGGATTTGGAGCGTCGGTTTGTCACACGGGCGTTTTTCCCTAATGACCTGATTGACTCTCGTACAGCAAACGTGGACGACTGGAATGATTTTGATGGGACAGAAGCTGATGCTGTCAATGCCAAGTTGTACATGCGCAGCACTGCTAGCGACCCATCAGATCCTGCAAACTTCGGTGTATGGCGAGAGTTTGTCTCTGGAACGTTTGAGGCTAGGGCGTTCCAATTCAAGGCAGAGCTAAGCAGCTCTGATGTTGCCCAAAACATCTTGGTTGATGAATTGGGTTATGAGGCAACGTTCCAACGCAGACAAGAAAATAGCAATGGCACTATCGCTTCAGGCACTAGCACTAAGAGCGTGACCTTTGACAAAGCGTTTTTTACGGGCACAGCATCGCTTGGTGGCACAAACGCTTATCTGCCGAGCGTTGCAGTCACGGTTCAAAACCTTGGCAACGGTGAGAGGTTAAACGTGAGCAATGTGAGCGCTACTGGCTTTGACGTGGACATCTTGAACAGCAGTGATGCCAACGTTGACAGGAACTTCACCTATGCGGCTGTGGGCTATGGCAAGGCGGTTTAACATACAAGCAATGTTGTCCAAAACAGGCTGAGGCATGGCTACTCACGATTATGTGATTGCTAATGGAACGGGAGCTGCTGTCCGTTCTGACTTGAACAACGCCCTAGCGGCAATCGTCAGCAACAACAGCGGCAGCACTGAGCCTGGGACGACTTACGCATATCAGTGGTGGGCCGACACTAACGCCAACGTCCTGAAAATCAGGAACAGTGCTAACAACGCATGGATCACGCTGCGTGAGCTTGACGGCACAATGCTGATCGAGGACGGCACTGCTGCAGCGCCTGGTCTTGCATTTAATAGCGACACTGATACTGGAATCTATAGACCTTCAGATAACGAGATTGCTTTTACAGCCGCTGGCGTCGAGCGCATGAGTATCAGCGCTACTTCATGCATTGTAAACCAGGGAAGCAATGATTACGACTTCCGTGTGGAGTCAAACAATAACACGCACATTTTCTTTGTCGAGGGAGGAACTGATCACATAGGCATTGGAACGTCGTCGCCATCAAATGCGTTACATATTCATGATAACTTTACTGACTCTTTTGTTAATCCCACTGACGCAGTCTTAAGAGTACAAAACGCAAACACTTCAGGCACTACAACTCAAACATCTATTGCTTTCACTTCAAATACATCGGGTGTTGGGGCTGATACCGCAATAGTCTCACAAGCTGAAGATGGAAGTGGCAATTGTTCGCTTCAGTTTTGGACGGATACGGCCAACGGGATGAGCGAAAAAGTCCGCATCGATAGCTCGGGGCGGTTGTTGGTTGGGACGAGTAGCGTAGTTAATGACTCATCCAGCAATAATATACAGAGTGTCCATACTGGTGGATCGTCTTTACTTCTTGGCAGAGACGATACAAGTGTCACCAATGGCAATCTTATTGGAGCTATACGGTTTTTTGCAAACGATCCGTCTGGTTACAACCAAGTAGCAAAAATTATATGTGATGCAGACGGCGCTCATGCCGCTGATGATTATCCGACGAGACTTGAGTTTTACACGACAGCGGACGGTGCTAGCACCGAAACCGAGCGGATGCGTATTGACAGCTCGGGAAATGTTTTAACCGCAACTACCAGCACCACAGTTGCGGGATTATCTTCTGCAGGCGTTGGGCATAGAGTAAGTCCTAGCGGCATTATTTTGCAGGTTGCAAGTAACGCTCAACAAGCTGCTGCTTTCAATAGGACAAGTTCTGACGGCGCTGTTATTGGTATCCGTCATGCTGGAACTGAGGAAGGATCAATCTCTGTTTCTGGCAGCACTGTCTCTTATAACGGTGCCCACCTTTCCCGTTGGTCACAGCTTGCAGGCGGTGCAGAACGCATCGAGATCTTGCGTGGTTCTGTGTTGAGCAACCTTGATGAGATGTGCGAATGGGGCGATGAGGATAACGAGCAGCTCAACCGCATGAAGGTCAGCGATGTTGAAGGGGATGTCAACGTGTCTGGCGTCTTCCAAGCCTGGGACGATGACGATGACACCTACACCAACGACTTCTACTGCGCGATGACGGGTGATTTCATCATCCGCATTGCTCAGGGCACAACCGTTGCACGCGGTGATCTGTTGATGTCTGCTGGTGATGGAACGGCAAAACCGCAGGATGATGACATCGTGCGCTCTAAAACGATTGCCAAGGTGACTAGCACAACGGTTTCTACTACTTACTCAGACGGCAGCTATTGCGTACCTTGTGTGCTGATGGCTTGCTGATCGGCTTAAACTTCCTCTGACTTCACTCCACCATGGCAAACACCTTCGTTTGGAAGATCGCAAACCTCGACAGGAATCTGTCGGATAATTTTGCGCATACCGCCCACTACACGGTGACTGCAATCAGCGATCAGGTTGACTCTGAGGGCAACGCCTACAACTCAGGTGCTTACGGCAGCATCGGCCTCGATCGTCCTGACACCTTGGCCGACTTCGAGGATCTGACTGAGGCTGACATTGTGGCTGCTGTGCAGGCCAAACTCGGTGGCGATGAAAGGGTCACTGAGATTCAGGATCAGCTTGCTGCTCGCATCACTGAGCAGATCAACCCGACTCAGGCATCTGGCAAACCTTCTGGCTGGTGATCTGATGCAACGCCCTGACCCGATGATTCCCTGCAAGCCAGGGGCAGAAGATGTTGTGGCTATGAGCAATCGAGTCGCATGGCTAAATTGCTTGTATCTGCATGACGAAAGGGACAAGCGAGAGCACCCCTTGCACGGCAAGTACACAGGTCTTGCTCAGAAGTACCAGCAATTTATTGGCTGATGGCGAAACCTAAGTCTTTCACTGTCACCAACTTTATTGAGGGCAAACCTAAAAGAACTCGTCAGGGTTCAGGACGCCATTCTCTTCCTAAGAAGGGTAAAAAGCGTTATAGAGGTCAAGGCCGATGAATGGACGCTGCCACTCTTAACAACTGGCGCTTAATTAAGGAGATGTTAGAACGTCAGGGGAAGACTGACTGCCTCTTCTATAAGCGTGCCATTGCAATCCTTGCTGGTAGGCAAGATCCCCTATAGGGTGGCAGCGGTTTTCCTTCTTTCAAATGTTTAAGCCTCTTGCTTTTGCAAGTGCTATTGCACTAGCTGGCGCTCCTGCCATGGCTGAATCAGGCGTGTACGTTAATCCTGAGTACAACGCTGGTTTCACTGGTTCTAAGTTTGCTGGCTCTTCTCTTGAGCTGCATGTTGGCTACGAAGAAGGCCCTTGGTACATCCAAGCAGGTCCTGCGCTGGCTAATGACGGCAGCGATTCTGAGTGGGGCATGTCAGCTAAGACTGGCCTTTCTGCAGCAGTTAGCGAAAAAGCTGATCTTTACACCGAGGTCAGCTACGCCAAGTTCAAGGACAGCGATGCTGGTTACGGAATCAAGCTGGGGTCTAAGTATCGCTTCTGAGCGATATAACTAGCCTGATAGAAGCCCTCTCTTCCTCACACGGAGAGGGCTTTTTTATGCCTATCAAACTGTTTCGTGCCAATACTCCCATTTTGCGGGTCGCATTGGAACAGGAAGCGTGATTCCATAGAAGTATGGACGCCACCCCATCTTTTCTACCTCCAGCTCTGAACCTACCCACTGCACCTGCACTTCCACCCAGGATGCGCCTTCAGGTTCCCAGTGCTGAAGTTCCTTCGTATCGACCTTTGGTAATGCCTTCTGCGGCGCAGATGCGTCAAATGGCCGCAGACGAAGAAAAGCGTCAAGAAGAGGAATCGAAAAAATCAGAGACAGAGAAAACCCAACCAAAGTCCCTGCTGCCAACCACAGAGCTTTCTGCACCGACAAATGAGATAACTACATTTACGCTACCTGGAACGTCAATAGACGTACCTGTACCGCGTGCTGAGATTGTTTCTACGGCTGTTATTACTGCTGGAGCCTCTTCTGTGGCGGCTGTGGCTGGGACTCTTGCTGCTGGTCAGATTCTTCAGTATCTGCAGAAGGTTTTGAAGCCTGTGATGACGAAGGGATTGAAGAGTCTTGCAAAATTACGGGGGAAGCCTCCTGCTGAGTCCGACGCCAAGCAGAAATGGAGACGATATGGCCGCACAAGACATGCAGGTCGGAATCGGGTCTGATGGTGTACCCCTTGTCTAAAAGCTCAGAACATTTGACAGCTCTGCTCAACTCGTACGACAAGCGTTCACGTTCTAGTTGTCTGCGCACAAGGTCCTTGCACATTTCTGTGATTGATCCGTCTAATGGCACGCTGAATCCCAACTGCACACCGTAATTACCACTGCGCACATAGCCCTCAGGGTCAAAAGGCAAGGTCTCGTTGCCCAGCGCAAAGGTTGTTGCGTTGAAGCTTGGGCCGCTGCAGTTCACACCTGACCCAAAGCTCTGGCGAGAAACTGCACTGCTTTGGTTGATCTGTACTGATTGATTGGTGTTATTGCTTGTCGCTGCTGCCTGTGGCCTTGCGGTGTTATGTGTATCGCCTTCTGCAAGAGCAGGACTCGCGAGGGTTACTGCGAGAAGACACTGAGCGACGTAGTGGTGGACTCGATGTCGATTGTGCGGTCGATGTCGATCGTTTCGATGATGCCTGCGCTGCGCTCTGTGATCTCCAAAGTCCACGGATCGCCAGCAGTCGTCACGCTCCATGTTGCGTTCTCGTCAGTGATATTGGTAGAGGGGCTGACATTCTCGCCGCTGTATTTAGTGATTGCCGCTCCAAACACTTCATGCTCAATCACCTCCTCCACAGTGCTGGTGGTGGTTGTCGTGGCGGTCATACTCCCTTGCGTAAATGCAGGAGTGATTTGTTGAGCAGCTGCGCTTGCGGGCAGCAGCAGGAGAAGCAGTAGTGCTCGCATGGGGCTTACGCAACAGCACTTACATGCTATTTAATGCCGACGTTTGAGTCCATTTTCACGTCTGGCTTCTTTTTGCCTGTCCCGTTGTTCTTGCGCTCAATGCCATAGGAAGCGAGCGATCCTGTCAGAAGGCTGGCAACGAAAGTTTGATCCATGGACATCTTGGGAAAGATGTTCAGGTAGGAAACGGTCAGTAGTCCTGCGCTCCAGATCAAGACTGCGCATTTAACTAGGTCAGCCAAGCAATGCCCCTTGTCCTCGTGCTCGTCATTATGGTCAGCCATTGCATCACAGAGCTACCTTGTTAATGGTAGGCATCACGCATCATGTTTCTGCTGCTAAAGCCAATCCTTTTCCGCTTTCTCAATTCCAGAGCGGCAAAGGAGTTTTTGGTTGAAAGTCTGCGCACGCTTTCCAAGCGAACTGACAATGAGCTGGATGACGTAGCAGTCGCTTATATCGAGCGTCTACTGCTGCAGAA